CTTTGACTCATAGAGAAAGTATTAGGATCTGATACAGGTAATACGTCTACTCTGTCATCAAAGTCCATAGACTTAATCATTTGATTGCCATTCGCAGTATTGTACGGGTAAGACGGTGGCAATGATTCTGAAAACACTTTAGCTAGTATTTCAAACTCTATTCTTTGGCTTGAATGTAATCTTTTATGAATCGCACTCATCACACGAGTACCACGTTCCAATAAAGCTATCGTTGTACCTACTGGTGCATTTTGATTGCCGTCTCCAACTTGCGTATCAGCGATAGATGCGAAACGCCTACCGCTATCAACCAATATCCCTAGGAGAGAGAGTAGGGTTTGACTTGGCTCCTTAAAAGGCAGCGGAACAAAAGCGTCTCGCAAACTACCACCGGGAGCATCCATATCTCTGAACTCTCCAGGTTGTAAAGGCTGATCATCATTACGTATGCGAATACCACGCGCTTTGAATCCAGCCGGTAAGTTAGAAAGAGTTCCAGCATCTATAAGCTGTCTAAGTATTGATGTGGAGGCTTTAGATAAACCACCAATCATGTGAGTCAAACCAAAGCCATAGAATCCTAGACCTGGTAAAAATTTGTAATGTACGAAGTAATTAATCCTTCTTTTTAAAGGATCTTCTTCTCTGTAGTTTCTTCTAACGGATAAAACCTTGTCGTTAGCTATGGTTACGATATATGGAAGCTTAATACCTGTCTCTTCGCCCTGTGCATTGAGATCTTCAAAGCCCGGTATATCTAATTCTGTATGAATTTCATACACCTTACAGGTATCATCATCGTTGTAACTTGGGCTAACGCCTTGTATTTGATCTATTTCTTCTTGAATATCATCACTATCTTCTGCCAACATGTTGCCAGAATCTACATCCACATCACTATAGAAACCTATTTGTTGTAGTTTCTTGATGTCGTTTATGGACATATTGATTACATGAGTAATCCTAGTAGCACTGTGTAGATCTGTAGCAGCATAAGGTACGATTAAGTCTTCACTTGGTATGAACTTAGAGACTGCTCTGCCTAGGTTCTGATCATAGTAAATCTTTCTAAAGGCTGACCCAGACAAAGGAAGATAGAACAACATCTGATCCGTTTCAGGATCGTATTCTTTCATGACTTGCATCAACTGATAGTTCATGAACTCTTGCACACGAGAAGCTTGCGCTTCGCTGTCAGGAGTAGTCATACCCAATACTTGTGTCTTAACTGGTCCTTGAGATGGTAGTAATTCGTTATAGGCTTGCGCTTGGAACTGAGTCACGGATTCTGCCAATAAAGGATGCATCACCCCAGATGCGCCTTCAAATGGTTGTGCTCTTTCTTCTGTCTTCATACCAAGATACTCAAGGCCATCTCGATAAGTCTTTTCCCAATCGCTACGAGAATCTTTATCTGAATCAACGTTATCCATCAAATCATTCTTTAAAGAATTCAAATCAGAATCATCCATCAAATCTGCTAAGTTAGCAGAAAAGTCTGTATCCATCATAGGAGTTGGCATGTTGCCAAAAGCAATCGTACCGTCTTCTAGTTCTTCAAATGATTCTAGTTCTGGATCTTCCTCAGTAACATCGACTTCGATATCCATCGCTTTGTTGCGATTTCTAACCTTAAGTTCTTCTTGTTCTTCGGGATCAATTGCCTTGTCTATATCTGCCATTATCTATTACCTTTTAAAAAAGCTCTCCCCTGACCTTTCATTGCCAGACCGCCATTCTTTTTCTTAACAGGCTTAACAACTTTTAAAGTTGACCCGCCATGTGCATCATCAAGAGCTTTCTGTATTTCAGGTACATCAGACTTATAAGCTTGTTTCCCCTTGCGGTATCTTTCCTTGTCTTTATCAGAAGGCTTAAGTTCTTTAATCTCTTTAACAAGTTTCTTGATTAAAGACTTAGCTATTTTTTTAGCCATGATTACCTTTTAGAATTCATGTAGGCTTTACCTAGCCCTTTGGTAGCCATTCCGCCCGCTTTGAATTTTTTAGGTTTAGAGTTAGCCATACCGCCAGCTGCTTTCTTCTTAGGTCTTCTAATGAAATCAATAGCACCTTTATCGCCACCGAACTTCTTATCCTTACCTAAAAGAACTTTCTTAACGCCTTGTCCTAGTCTGTTCAATGGACCTCTAGCTTTACCTTTCCTGTTCATGTATTGCTTAAGTTCGTTGGCATCGTAACCTTTTTTCTTAAGATCATCTTTAGTTACAGCAGTGTAATCTTTTCCTTTGTAAGTAAACTTAGTTCCTTCACCTTTCTTACGAGCTGCTTTGAAAGCTTCTCCAAAAGTTACTTCAGACGCTTTAGCGGAGGGCTTCCTTTTGCTAGTTACAGCTAATGCTGTTAATCCAGCTGCTGGTGCAATAGCAGCTGCTTTTATAGCTGTAGGTACTTTAGCTGGTACTGGAGCTGTTCCTTTGGCTTTTGTTGCTCTTGCACTTTTTCTTTGAGCTGTTACCCCTGTGGCTTTATTGGTAGAACCTTTTGGTCTTCCACGTCTTGCAGGTGTTGCTTTTGCTTTAGATGTTTTTTGAGCCCCTACGGTTCCTTTTTCTGGAGCACCGCTGATTGCTCTGCTTTGTGGTGCGTTACGACCTTTCTTGGCTGCTGCTCTAGCTGCTGCCTCTTTGGCTATTTTTGATGCTATCTTTCTTGCCATGTTATTACCTCTTAATAATATATTCGCTCTCTGGGTACTGGCTCATCGTCCTCTTCGTCTGACGCTAGTCTAACGAAGTTACCCTGACGAAATCTCAGTATAGCCTGTGTTGTCGAATCCACAAAGTCATCGTGTTCACCGAATGGAAAGGATGCACATTCTTCGATAACCTCTTCTGCGAAGATAGCCTCCGGAGCCCAAACCATTCCTGCCTCAAACACTGGTGAAGCAGAGTGAACCCTTGTAACTTTGTCCTTCCCTTTGGTTGGTCTATAGTTCACCACCGGGATTCCCATCATTCGCAACTCGTGCGTCAAAGGTGTACCACTTGCTTGCGATTCTACCAACACAATATCTGGTTGCCAATAGTTATATTCATCGTAGGCTGTGGTCTTCAAATCAGGGAAATCCCACCGCCCTCTCTTAGCATCTAGCAATATAATCGACTCAGGTGCACCATCACTAGGCTTGAACACACCCCACGTAGTAATCGCGCTGTAGTCAGCCGTCTCCTTAGAACTAAACGCAGTATCGTATGACTGCAATATGTACGAACAAGGCGGTGGATCATCGTGATCCCAAATCTGCCACCAGTCCCTTTTAATCAAAGCCCCTTCCTCTGAGGTGGGATTCTGCATGTACTGAGCATTCCACTTCGATATCGGAATCGAAGCCTTCACAGATTCTAGCTCCTCAATCTTCCAGAAGCCCGGCCACAGCGGAGTGTTATCATCCAAGATGGCAGGAAGCTCCAGGATCTCCCATTGATCCGCGTGGTCTTCACTCATCCGCTTAATCAGCTTCTCAGTGAGATCCAACGTACTCCACCTCGTCATCACTATCACAATGATGCCCCCCGGCTGTAAACGCTGGCGGGGACCAGAGGTATACCATTCATAAGCCGACTCAAGGGCAGAGGGCGAGAGAGCATCTTGTTCCGAATGCGGATCGTCAATAATCAACAAATCCGCACCCCTACCCGTAATCGCTCCGCCAACTCCCGCTGCAAAGTATTCCCCCCCTTTATTCGTCTCCCATCGTCCAGCCGACTTACTGTCAGCGGACAGGCTCACCTTATCGAAGATCTGCTTGTATTCGTCTGTGTCCATTAGGTTACGTACCTTACGGCCAAACCTAGCCGACAGTTCGGCGGTGTGGGTGGTCTGCATGATCTTCATATCAGGATTCAGTCCCATGATCCAAGATGGAAAGAACACAGAAGCAAACTCGGACTTGGTATGACGAGGGGGCATGTTAACGATAAGACGCTTACACTTGCCCTGGGCTACGCGCTCTAGCTTCTCAGCGAAAAGCTTATGGTGTTCGCCTTCGATGAAGCCGTCCCATACGTGCTTCACATACTCAATGAAGTTTGTCTGTGATTTTTCTTTAACGCCCAGTTGTTTGATTCGATTCTGAATCATCACAATCTCTTTTAGAGCATCGTCCGAAACGTGTTTTAGATCTGTGTTTTGATCTGACATACCAAAATGTTTTTTTTTGTGTGAAATATAGTATCGCAATAGGGGTCCCAAGAGAAGAGGGGGGGGTAAAATGGTTTTTGGGGTAATTGTAGATGTTGATAGTTATATATATATGTATATTTTTTTTGCTACCCCCTTATATGGGGGGGTGGGTGGTTAAAATTTGAGCAGTGCAAAAATCGAACCCCAATCCAATAGAGACCCAAAAAAAAGGGAGGCTTTCGCCTCCCCTTTCTGCCTTACTCCTATCAGGCTATTTGCTCTATGCCCTCCTCAAACTCATGCTCAGCAGTCCAATCTAGAACTAGATTATGTTGCTCACAATATCTTTTTATTCTCTCTGCGA